ACATTTTACTGCTAGGCTTGATTTTACTGGTAATTCTTCATATACCTTTCTAGGTTTTTAACTATTTTAGCTATGCAAGATGAGCAACTTGTAGTTCTTTTCTCGTTAGTACTAAATACATAATTGTATATTCCTATGACTCGAACTCTATCATCATAACTAATTGTAGAACCTTTATTAGCTAGAAAGTTAGATAGGTATTTGTAATCATCTTCTTTAAGACATTTAACATTCCTGTACTTGAAGTCTTTATTAAACCTTTCTTTTCTTTCATCACACCCACAATCTTCTCCTGCTATAAACTTAACAACTTTATCTATACCAGTTGCTTTAGTTATCTTTGCAATGGTATCTCCTAGTCCTTTAGATTGCTTCTCTACACTTTTCTTGTGTGATTTGTAACCTTCTTCTACCTTAGTAGATTTCCATTGCTTATACTCTCTATAATCTTTTGACCTTTTGTCTATGGTGTTATAGTAACCTCTTTCTTCTAAATCTAAATAATATTTATCTTGTTTCATAATTTTATATTTTATCGTAATCTTGGTTAAAGTAATCCATTAAGTCTTCTGATAGCTCTTTCCTTAATACATCTCTATAGCTTTTAATTGAGTTATGTATGGAGTTTAATCCAATATTAGCTCCAGTAGCTATTTGCCTTAAAGACTGACCTTGTATGAAGTATAAATCAAACAGTTGCCTATCATAAATCTTCCAATCTTTAGTAATATCATCTATCTTAGACATAATACATTCAAAGGATTCATCTTCTGTAAAGTTATAATCATCGACAGCTTTGTCGTCTTTATCCATTATTATCTCACAGGTCTTTATAAACTTCTTGGAGTTCTTTTTTCTGTATTCATCTACAAATAGACTTCTTAATAACTTCCACACAAAATACCTATTAATCTGGTCTTTATAAGTTATATTACCAATAGACCTTTTACCTTCCAACACCACTAGATACATTTCCTGAACTAAATCTTTAGCCTCATCCATATCATCTGTCATATTGTAAGCTATTCTAATCCAGTCATCTTGTTGCTTTACTAATAATTCTAACATATTATATCTCTTTTATTATTATTTCTACTCTTGGTCTTTCTCTATCTAGTTCTGTTGGCAATACTGTTTCTTTTTTTACAAAGTCATCATTATCATCTTCCCAACAACCATATTCTGTAATAGAGTCAAGCAGGTATTTACTAACTACAGATATTACATTCATCTTATCTAAACGCCTCTTAGAGCCTTTAAACACTTTATAGGTAATCTCTACTGGTGTGTTTATTTTTAAGCCTTCTAAGTTATACCTCATTAACTTATGATACATTTTCTTAGCATCGTTATTAGTTCTGTGATGTAAGTTTCTATATGTATTCATATTTAAAGAAATTCTTTTATCTTTAGTAGTCTTTCTAGGTAACATTACAAATAATGGAGATTCTATCTTATGTATCATATTTCCAATTTTCTAGACATAAGCTCTGGCAATACATAAGAATATTTAATTATCTTATCATTAGATTTAAAGTCTGTAGTCTTAGGACATTCTATACCTTCTACAGGCATTTTAACAACAGCTTTTATATTCTTAGATATATTAAATACCCATACTCCTTTCTCATCAGTAACTACATAAAGGAATTGCTTGTTGGATAATTGTGATGCTTGGTAGTTTTTGTATAACTTCATCGCTTCTATCAATTTATCTCTATAATAAGCTCTTCTATTCTTTATCTCTACTATGTAGTTGTCATCACTAGCATCGTAACTGCTATACTTGTCAGATACTAGCGATAACTTAGTTCCTACTTTACTATTTAAAAAATCTATAGTTGACTGCTCCGTCATTATAGGTGCATAGGTTCGTTAATAGCGTGTTTACCTCCAAAGATAACTGCACAACCGATAGCTGGTTTCTTAAAGTTCTTACCGTAAGCCATAGCATAAGATTTACTATCTATACCACATCCTACTGCACAACCAAATACTTTATAATTAGCACCTACAACAAACTCTGTAAACATTTCTGTATGTCTATGACCTTGTACTGTACTCATCATATCATCTTTAGCTTTCTTAGTAGCTTTACCAGATTCTCCGTGAATATATTGAACACCGTCATATACAAATCTAGTATCAAAAGTCCAATTAGGAGTTTCTAATACTTCTCCAAATGACTTAATCCATCTTTTAGGTACTCCAGAACTAAATGCTTTACGAGATATAATTCTATCGTGATTACCAATACATACATCTGCTACTGGAAATGCTTCGTACCATTTAGCTAACTTCTTAATAGCTTGGTCTAGTTCATCTCCTCCACCTAATCCGTCTGGGTCTGGCTCGTGATAAGAGCTGTAATGATTGTCAATAACATCTCCAATAAACACTACTTTATTACAGTTATGCTTTGCGTAAACCTCTTTACAATGCTCTAGGTAACCATCTAAACAAAATGGTTCGTGTAAATCTCCTATTACTAATATTTTATCTTCTTTACCTACTAAGTAATTGTAAGCTTTTAAGATGTTTCCTTTTAATCGTGGTCTAAAATCTTTCATATCTAAATATAATTAATTATTATTTATTTTACAACTATAGTTATTAGAAACTATAAACATCATCTGGGTTATCTACTTTAGGTAAACCATTCTCATCTAATCTAAAATCAAACTGCTCAAATGGTGTATTTCTACTTCTCTTACAAGATACTGTTATAGCACCTAGTTTATTAGGGTCTCTCTCTAATTGTATTTGAGTTTCTGCTTTCTTCTCTAAGAAGCTTCCTAAGTGTCCTGTAGGCTTGTCTGAGCCAAAGTTACTGTGTATTACTGTTATTATATGGCAATCGTAAATAGTTGTCCAAGCCATAATCTTCTGTACTACCAGATTTGACTCCTCAAGATTGTTTGCGTCAGAAACTAAATCTGCTACACCATCAATAACGACTACACCTATCTTTTTACCTGCATCTGTTAATGATTGTAAATAGTATTCTATAAAGTTTATTCTATCTCTAAATCCTATTTTTCTTAATGCAAATGTATGATAGAAGTCTAAGTTAGATGTTTTATTCATCCACTGAATACGTTTAAATACACGCTGTGAATGCCAGTCTCCCTGCTCTGTATCGAAATGGATATACTCTCTGTCCTCTCTAAAAGAACTTAAACCTGATGTGTGAGTTCCATTTGGATTACAGTAAGCAGAACCTAACAAACTAACAAAGAATGTCTTCATAGACTTAGGAGGTGCTTGTATAAAGCTAAAGTTACCATAAGTACCTATTGGTATAGGAAACTCTTTTACTTCTCCATCTCTTGTTACTACTTCTTTAGTCTTATAGCTAATTGCTACAGGAGGATGCTCTATCTTTTCATTAATGTTAATAGCACATTCTTCCTGTATTAACTGCATAGACATAATATGCTCGTGTTGTTCTTCTTTTTGTTCTTCGCTCATTTGTTTTAGTTTTATTAGTTAAATTACCAACATTAAAACGTTGGTCAACAGTCGATAAATTGCATTAAAACGCAATTTATCTTAGTGTTAGCAGTAATTTTCAATATCAAATTCACCACATCTTTGTTTTTCAGATTCTATACCATCATTAAAGGCTTGTTCCATTTGTTTAGCAGAAAACATACTGCTAACATCGGTTAAAGTTAATTGCTCTTTAATCGCTTTTATACGAACTTTGTAATCTTTTGGGCAAGTTTCCCAATAAATAACATTATCTAAAATGTCTAATATTTCTTTATTTAATTCTGTATTGCTCATTGTATTTTTATTTATTTAAGTTATCAATCACGCAACTAACCTTAACCAGTTACGTTGTATGCAAGTGCTTATGTCTGTGCATTAAATAAAGTTGGTGGTTCATTATCTTTTTCTTCTTTTTTTTCTTCCCACCTTTTACCATCTTTTAATATTATAGGTTTAATATATTCACCTAAAATATAATTCTTGTTTTCTTCTTTAGGGTAATCTTCAACATTGTAATTTAGTGCTTCTTTAAATTTCCTTTTATGCTTCTTATCACAAGCGAAATAGATATACCTGTGCTTCGAACTTCTAAACTTTCTTAATCCATTTTGCTTAGAGTTATCGTAATGTCTTGAGTGCTTACCACCTTCAACATATTTATCTGTTCTGCTTTTTGTACTTCCAGTATAAATCCAATTAGTAGCTTGGTAAATATATCCATTATGGTTCATTTGTTTATCAGCGTAACTAACTAATATTAAATTATCTTTCTTTAGTTGTTTTAAACACCAAGCTACAAAAGATGATAATTGTATTTCTATTTCACCATCCACACAAAGCCTATTTAGTTCATAAACATTTGCACTATATTCTTTACCACATACACCCACACATAAACTATTACTTGCAGGTTTCCCAAAGGTACAAACTGCTTTTAATTTTTCGTCTTCATAATAACCAAAAGCATAAGTTATACTTGGTTTTCTTCCAGAGTAATGTCTTGGTAACAAGAAACTAATTGCTTCTTTGTAAGTTATTTGTTTCATTTTAATTTTTCAAATTAATTTGCCCTCGCTCAAAAAAGAAGAAAAAGGGTTCGTGTTTATAATTTAGTTTTGTGCTTTAAAGTCGCACCAGACATACAACAAAGTGTATAGCACATTAAAACGATGCCATACACAATTCAGTTAGCATTCATTGTTTTAAGAAATCATCAATATTATCTTCAAGCCATTTTCTAAATCGTTCACGGCTTTCGGTTGCTTTCTTATGGTCTTGTTTATCTATGTGTTGATATTCGGTATCATACCAATATTTGGCAACAATTTCTTCTAATTTATCATACAACGAAATGCTAACACCGTGTATAGCACATTGCTTTTCAATCCTTTGTCTTTCTGTTTCTGCGTTCATATCTTTATTTTTCTGTTTAAGTTAGTTATGGCAACGTGCCATACACAACACGTTAAAGTTAATTTTTGCTTATGGTAATATTTAGCAAATTCTATCATCATATCCTCATTATACATTGATGCTTTGACATCGCTTTCGTCTTCTCCATAAGTCGCTGCCCATTTAAGAAGTATTTTTTTACTTTTTTTCATATCTATTAAATTATTTTATTATTAAACCAAAACTAACCTTAACCATTTCCGTTAGTTAATAAAAAGGGAGGCTTTTACACCTCCCAATAAATTTAAAATGGTAAGTCATCTCCTCCAATTTCCTCTGAAGGTACACCTATGTCAGTTGCTGGTGCAGATGCTTGAGATTTAAATACTTTCCAAGCTGTTAAGCTAACATAGTATTTCTCTTTATACTCATTACCTCTTACGTTAAAGTCTACGTCTACTACAGACCCTACCTTATTGTATTTTAAGAAGTCATCTACTTTGTCTTGTACTATTTCAAACTTAACATCTTGAGGGTATTTCTCATCGTTAGTTGTTAATACAAATTCTACTTTCTGGAATCCAGAGTCAAATACTTGTTTCTCTCCGATTAATTTAATTGTTCCGTTTAATTGTAAGCTCATAATTTATTTATTTTAATTGTTTATACTAATGATTTTTCTATTTCTGCTGATACTGTGTATTTAGTCTTTACTTGTGCTATTGTAAATTTACCTCCAGCTAAGGCTTCTTTTACTTTCTTATACTCAGGACTACCTAGCTTTAATGATGGCTTAGATTTTCCGTGAGTATTACTAGCGTCTGCATCTTTAGTATCGTCTAATAATAATAAATTACCAAGACTATACTTTTTACTGTAACTACTAGCTGCTCCTGTTCGTTGTGGCATTTGCATTC